TTTTTTTAAATGTCTAAATAAACTCATTTCTTTGATTTTCTTATAGTTGTTTTTTAAAAAAGTTTCAAGGACTTTAGAATCTCTCATTTAACACTTCCAGCGTCTTCTAGCTTGTCTTATTCTAGAATTAGGATCGTTTTGTGTTTTAGTTGATGAATTTTTTAATTGCCCAGCTGATCTTGCACAATAGGACTTACGTCTATTTGCAGATTTTGATCCGGCTTTAACTTTACCAGTTACTGCTGTTTTTAATTTAGATCCAGGGTTGGCTGCTCTATATGCTTTAACACCTTTGTCAGTCATTCCAGCACCAGATTTAGTTGATCTGTAATTAGCTCCGGGGCCTTTAGTAGTTTTTCTAATTGTACCGCCTTTAGCAAAACCAGGAGCGTCTATCATCTTACCGTAGTATTTTTTTAAACTTGGATTTGAAACTTTAGTTCCACCTAAATTACCTTTAATATAACTGCCAGTATATTTTGTATTAGGCATTTTCATGATAAAATTTACTGATGTAATTTACCACAAGTAGTACAAACGTTAATTACTTGAGGTTTAGGTTCGATACACGCACACCTTTTACCAAAGATTTTGTCTACTATTTTATTCCAAAGTTTTTTCATTATTTATTGTATTTGTCGTTAATTTTTTTTATTTTTAAAACAGTATCTCTTACTGTTTTTTTAGATGAATCTGATGTCAGTTTATTATCAGTACGAGTTTTCATAACTCCATCAGTATCTGCTCTTTTCTTTTTTAAATTTTTTGCAGGTTTAACAGAATTAATAACAGGTGAAGATTTTGATTTTCTACCAAGTAAACCAAATCCTCTTTTAGCTATTCCAAATATTGCTCTAGCAACCATTATTTTTTAAATCCTTTTAGTGTTTTAGCAAATCTAGCACGTTGTCCCATTTTTCCCGGTGCCTTAGCTGCTTTGTTTAACATCTTTGCAGGTATCTTTTTACCTTTTTTAATATTTAAAGAAGCTCTTAAAGATCCTGGTTTTTTAATAGCTTTTTTAATGTTTAACATTAACAGATATAAGTTTTCTTATTACGACCAGACATAACTTTACCTTGGCCTCTACCTGAAACTGTAACCATTCCACCATTAGCTAGTGAGTTAATAATTCTTTTCTTTTCGTCTTTAAGATTTCTTTTACCTTTTGAAGTATCAGCTTTCTCAGCATCTACTCTTCCAAGTTCTTCTAATCTATTCATTCTAGATGAATTCATTATTTGCTAGCTCCTCTAGATTCGTCTCTTCTAGATTTGTAACTTTGTGATTTAGTAGATTCTTTTCCTCTTCTTGCTCCTAGAGATTCGTCAAGTCGAGCATTAGCTCCTTGTTTTTTTGAACTTCCGTATGGAAATCTAACATTTGATCTTACGCCATTTTGTCTCATAATATTTATCCTTTGTTATTTATTCTTTATCAGATGTGTCGCCTTAAGTCCATAGACAGATGCAATTACTCCAACAAAAATTGTTTGGTACCATAACGGTAAATTTCCAAAGTGCATAAAGAATAACTCCATTTTTTCCATATGTACAGGATTATCTGACCATACTGACCATCCCAACATTACGATGGGCACCGAAAGTAAAATCAAAATAAATTCGTCTTTCCAATCTGATTGTCTAGATTCTAAAAGTTTACCTTGGTAAGCTTCTTTACCTTCAGCCATTTTTGATGCATGCATAAGCTGTGCATCCGACATTGCCATTTTCGTTCTCTGTTTGTTAGCGTAAATTTTACTACCAGCAGAAACGGCTAATTTAATTGCCGAAATCCACATGTTAGTACCAAGTAGCTTTTACAGGTTTTTTATCAGCTCTCATTCTTTTAGTGCCTCTAACAATAATAGTTTGAGACTCAGTTGGATTGGGAACTTCTTTTGTGATATTTACACCACCAGTTTGATAGCCGTCTTTACCGACACCTAACTCTTTAGTTATTTTAACATCTTTGTTCATAAACGTTGAACCTCTTTGCCAGTCTTTATCCATAATTTTCTCCTTAATGATTTATTATACTTAATTTTTCTTAAAATTTCTACCAAAATCGTTTCGTTTACTTTTATCAGCCATTTGTTGTCTTTCCATGGCTGCTTCACTAGACATTACTTGTTTGGTAAGCGAAGTATCAGCTCTTAAATCAGCTAATTCTTCGGATTGGGCTTGACTATCTTCGAACTGTGATTGGTTTTGCATAGCTTTCATAGTATCTAAACTAATTCTGCTGTCATCGAAAGCTTTTCTATCTTCATTTTGTCTAGCTTTAATATCCAGTTCTCTAGATTTTAATTTAAGTAAAGGATCTCCGCCTAACTCACTAATAATTTTTTCTTCTTCTTGCATGTAATCTTTAACCATTTCAGCAATTAAAATAGCTTTTCTTGCATTAATAGTATTTGTTAATTGAGTTACTTGTTGAACTAGTTCTTGATTCTGTGGTTGTTGTTGTAACATTTGTTGCATCTGTTGAGCTTGTTGTAATTCTTCTCTAAACTCTAATTGAATTTGCTCTTGTGACATTAAAGATATTCTTTCTAATATATTTTTTTGTAATGAAGCCATAACTGCTGGACTGTTCTGTACCATATTAGATTGCATAAAACTTAAATGCGAATCAATATGAGCTTTGTGATCTTGTCCTGGAAACGCTTGAAAAGGTTTCATACCCATCGCTGCAATTTCTTCTAGTGCAGGATCAATAGGTGTAGGTTGTTGCGGCGGAGGTAATATTGCATTAATATTTTTTACCCCGACCGCTTCATACATTTGTCTATACGCTTGATAGAGATCATGCATTTGAGGATTAGATTGCGCTAATTGTAATTCCATTTGCGCCATAGAAATTCTTTGTGTTTGAGAAAAAATGTTAGGATCAGCAACTGGTAAAATATCTACCTTTTCATCAAAATCTTGAACTTTAACATTTCTTGTAGCACCGGGAACATCATAAGGATATTCAGGTGGTAAATAAGTTTTAAACACATTCGCTAATAATTTAAATTCTGCTTTAAGACCTACATATAATCTTTTGTGGATTGCGGACATTACACGTGAACCACGTTCCAATAATGCAACTGTAGTACCCACGGCTGCTTGTTGGTTCATGTCACCAACTTGTGCATCAGCAATACTCGCGAATCGTTGACCTGCTGAAACCACTACTCCCATTAAAGATAATAGAGTTTGGTCTGGTCCTTTAAACGGAAGCTGCATAAACTGATCTTTAATATTGCCTCCCGGAGCGTCGACATCTCTGAACTCACCTGGTTGTAAAGGCTGTGCATCGTCTCTAATTTTTATTCCTCTAGTTTTAAAACCAGCGGGTAAATTAGCTAAAGTTCCTGCATCTAATAATTGTCTTAGAGCAGCTGTTGCTGTTCTAGTTAAACCACCAATCATGTGAATTAAACCAAAACCATAAAAACCTGTACCTGGTAAAAATTTAAACTGTACAAAGTATTTTATTTTTGTTTTTGTTGGATCTTCTTCTGTATAATTTCTTCTAACAGATAAAATTTCATTAGTAGATTCTAATACAGTTACTATGTAAGGAAGTTTAATTCCTGTAGGCTCACCATCTTCTCCAATGTCTTCAAAACCTTCTAGGTCTAAGTCAACATGCATTTCTAAAAGAGTAAATTGATCTTGATTAGAATCTTTACTTATTCCTTCTAATCTTAATTCTGTATCTTTAAGTTGGTTTTCAACAACAGGAGGTTCTCCTATTTCTATATCCTTGTAAAAACCAGAAACCATTTGTTTTCTAATTTCATTTTCTGACATTCTAAGAACATGAACAATTGCTTCTGCATCTTCTAACGATGTAGCACTATATGGAACAACTAAATCATCTGCAGGGACAAACTTTGATACTGCTCTGCCAAGTAAATCATCGTAGTAGATTTTTTTAAAAGTAGAACCAGACAAAGGTAAATAGAAAAGCATCTGATCAAACTCAGGTTCGTACTCTGGCATTTGATCCATGATTTGATAATTCATAAAATCTTTTACTCTGTTTGCTTGATCTTGTTTTTCATTTGAAATGTCACCTAATATTTGTGCCCGTACTGGACCATCTGCAGGTAATAATTCTTTGTAAGCTTGCGCTTGAAATTGAGTTACAGCTTCAGCAAGAACAGGATGATTAACACCACTTGCTCCTCTAAAAGGTTGTGTACGTCTTTCATATTTAAATCCTAAAAGACCTAAACCTTCTCTGTATGTGTCTTCCCACTCACCACGAGATTCTTTGTATTCTGTATATTTGTCAAAAAGATCAGAACCTAGTTCATCTAGATACTGTTCGTCCATTATTTCTGCTAAGTTTGAAAAATGATCTTGAGACTCTAACCCAGCTGCTGCGTTGGGGTCAAAATTAATTTCTGCTCCACCTTCTTCGTCCATAGTAATCTCTGCGTCTTCGGTAGTTATAACTTCTTCTCCTCCTGGGATAGCAACGTCCTGCTCTACAAAAGCTTCGTCACTAATAGTTTCAGTTGATATTGTATCGTCTATTTCAGCCATATCTCTTTCCTGTTAATTGTTGTACACCTTTGTGCCGAATATACCATAGTTTGTTGGTTTAGCAACCTTTCTTGGTAATGTAGCTATTCCACCGTCTGCTGCCATAAAATCATTAGCATATGGATCTACTCTATCTCTTATTCCTTTTTGAATAGCGTCTCTTCTAAATCCTTTTACATCTTCTATATTTTTTTTACCTGCTGTCATAGTGTTATGATCTTTTAAAAATTGTTCTTCATTAAAAGTACCATCTTCCATAATGTAAGGTTCTATTTTTTTATCTAAGTCAGCACCTTGTTGATCAATTCTATCCGTAATCAACATACTATCATCAGGACCTTGAAATTCTTCTGAATCTAAACCTAATTGATCTAAAGCTTCGTTTGCTTTAACAAGTTCATTTGCTCTATATCCTTTTTCACCCATAAATTCTCTTTCTTCTTCATTTACAGTTTGACCCACTAAACCATATGTTGCGTTACCAATAGTTCTAGAAACAGACTCTCCAGATCTAATATCGTTAATAGCAAAGGGAGTGGCAAAAGCCACTTCAGCTAATATTCCGTAACCAGTTGCTTTAGCAACATTCTTAGCAATACTAACAACACCTTTTAATTTACCACTAGCTTTACTAATTTTAGCAATTGCAGAAATAGCTCTTGCTGGGTTATCCTCAATAGCTCTTAAACAATTTGCGGCAGCAGATCCACCAGATGCCATTCCTGTAGCAGTTAGGGCTTTACAGATACTTCCTAAAGCTGCTCCTGTGATTTCTCCACTTTTTATTCTTTTAGCTATTTCTCTTCCACCATTTCCGATAATTTGTTTTGCTTCTAATTTAGAAGCTTCATTAAAAGCTTTTTTAGCCAATACATTATCAGTTACACCCGCAAGAGATTTTGCTTTGTCTCCTCCAACTTGTTTTGCAATTTTTAATACACCATCATCTCCTGCCTTAAACATTTCAAAATCTATTACACCTTTAACATTTTTCGCACCACTTGATTTTCCAGGGGCTCCTTTAAATTTTACACCAAACAATTCATCTGCCTGAGAATATTCTCTAGCTATCTTTTGTCCCTTAGCTTGTAGTTTATAGAACTCGCCTTCTTTACCTTTAATAATTTTTCCTGTGGCATCAATTAAAGCATCTCTTTGTACATTTATTTTTTGTAACATATCTTCAGCAAGGTTAATTCTACTGTTTGCATTAATGCTACCTTTATATTTTTTTCCTCTATTTAAATTTTTATCCATAAGGTAAAGATTTTCTAAAGTCTCACTGTTAGCACCTATTTTACGAGGAGTGTCTAAAGTTTGTTTTTTAATTCCGTGTTGTATGTCTAAATTACTTCCTACTTTTGATTTATTCATATTAGAAATAATACGTTCAGGATCTCTAGCCATATCTTTTATTTTAGTAGCTTGATCCCCTGCAGTTATATTAACAGCAACCCCTTTTTCATTTATAAAACTTTTAATGCCCGCTTCTTTCATTGCTTTTCTTAAATCAATAGAACGAGGTGCTTTACCAAATTCTTTAGTTAATCTTTCGGAAATTTCGTTTTGTTTTTTAAAAATAAATTCTGTTAAACTAGGTTTTTTTGTTATGCCTTTTACTTTAGTATAATTAGGTAAGATATCGTCCACTGTTTTTTGAGCTAAATCTGGAAAATATTTTTTTTGAAACTCTGAACGAGTTAAAGCCCCTGCGTTATCTGCATAAGATTTTGCAGCTTTGTCTCCACCTCCTCCTGGAAATTTATTTCTATACTCTAGATCTTTTATAAATTCTGCTTCCAATTTAGGATCAGTAAATTTAAATGTTTTTAAACCTGACACTTCATCAGTTTGAACAAAAACTTTTTTGCCCTTGTTTCTTATTACTTCATTTCTAGTTAAATTACTTTTTTCTCTACCTATTACTCTATTTGTAGCTTCTGTTTTTAATTGAGCTTTTCTAGTTCCACTTGGTTCTCTACCATATTGATCTACGTATTTTTTTAAAGATTTTTCATAAGACTCATTAATTGCTTTTTCATTTTTTTTTAAAAAAGCAATATCGTCAGGATTTATTTCTTTAGGATATTGTTTGGCTGTTTGTTTATTAACTTTTCTTCTAGCATCTGTACCAGCATTTTTATAATCTATACCAAATTCGGAAGCTACTTTTTCAATATTTTCTTTACCATATTCTGCGTAAGATTTTGCTAAAGATTGTAAGTTTGATTTTTTACCAGCTATGTGTACTCCCTGTTTACTTCTACCAGTAAGATTAGGAATGTTTTCTGTAAACTCTTCCATTAATTCTTTTAAGTATTTAATTTCTTGGGCTGTCTCATCGCCCCTTAAAGTTATTTTGTAAGTTTTCTTAAAGAAGTCTACCGTGCCGCCGTCCGCGAACCTTTTTTTAAATAAAATATTACCACCATCCTTACCAATCTCTACTTGTAACATCTTATCTTCGTCATAGTAACCACCACCAAGTTTAATCTTACCGTCGTCCGCGAATCGGTAACCGCCTGTGATCTTACCTTCTTGTTTTTTTTGTTTTAGATTTGTTAAAATGTTCTCAAATAGTCCAGCCATTACTTACCTCGTAGACTAACTAACCCGCCTTTGAAATAGCTTTTTATTCTTCCGCCATTCATGTATCCTTGTTTCATAGCTTCTTTAACTGCTTCGCCAAATTCATAACCATCATCCATAAGTTCTTTTACCTTTGCACTAAAT